TTGACTTTAATTTCTTCTTTGCCGTCTTTGACAACTCTCTGAGGATGCATCTCTAACCATCTACCGCCTAAAGGCTTAGGACTTGCCCCACGTTCAACGTGCCAACCTCCTTTGCCTTCGTTGTATTCTTCTTTGTATGTGGCTGTCCTAACCATTAAAATATCTTTAAGTCTTACCTTGTTTTTTTGTGTTAGCCTTTCCACTGTGTACGTAAGTTCATGGTCTTCGTGTACGTGACCCATCCAAATCATGTCTGCCCCCTCAACAAAGGTCTGCATTCTGTTAAACTGAATGGTTCCCTTCGTCACTGGTCCACCACCTCCAGACCCATGAAAATACTTAATGTTAAAATTAACAGTTTGTTTGCTAGCCTCACGAGCGAAGTTGTAAATAATCCAACCGCCATAACCTCCAACCTCAACATTGGTATCGTTGGTTGAGTTAAGCCCATAGACAAAACGTTCAATCACATCTGTTTCTTGTCGCTTCAAAATGTTGGTTTCATGGTTGCCATACCCTACGACCTTGATTAAATGAGCATAAGGACTAAACCACTTGACCGCATCGTTTACAACAGCATCTAAATAGTTAGATTTGTTGTGTTCTGGTCTGATATCTGACTTGTTCTTACGAGGATCATAGGATCCCTGCATTAAACAGAAGGTATCGCCATTAAGCAATATGTCCGCCCCGATTTCTTTTGCTTTTTCGAGATGGCTTCTGAGTAGCTCACGGTCACACTTTGGATTGTCCCAATGGGCATCACTGATGAGTAATACTTTCTTAGGTGCGAATGTGTTTCTGAGGATGTGTACATTTGTTTTCATAGTATTAAAGCCAAGACAAGTAAAGCAAATTGAACAGCGTTTATTTTTTGTAGTGTTTTGTTCTTGCTTTTCTCTTTGGCAATGGTTTGTTCTTGATTGGTTATGATTGCAGCCTGGTTCATTATCTGAGTGCTGTCTTGCTTGGCTAAGTCTTTGTAAAGCGTCAACTTCTCCTCGCACTCTATACATTTAATCAGTCGTTGATTTATTTCCTTGATCGTACTGTCTGAGTATTGACAAAAGGCTCTCTGTGGTTGTAGAGCTGCCAATGCTATCAGAGTAGATATTGCGAAGGGAATCAATCTTTTTATCAACTGCATAGATTTCTCTAATTATTATTACTCTACTCGTATCACGTTGGTATGTCGCAGTAACTTTCGAGGTAGGGCGTATTGATAACAAAATCAAGACCATGACCAGCCACAACGTCAGTTTTTGAGTCAAAGAAGGGTTCTGCTTGTCCATTTACATTTATATCAAAATCGGAATCTGCCACGTTTCTTTTAAGAAGTGTGACTATATCTATGATAATACCAGCCGTATCAGATAACACCTCTATCGTGTTAGAGCTACTTTCAAACTGCCTATCCATTACTAACATTGCAAAGTTGTAAGATACCAACCGCTGCTCAGTGTTAAACGTGAAGCCGTTTGGAACTAACCACACAAGAGGGTAGTATTTAACCTCGTCAACTGCGAAGTCAAACTCTGCCCCTACTGCGAACTTTCCCACCATTTTGTGAGACTCCGCTTGGGTTTTTATCTTTTCGATGATTTGGTTGAGCGTCATATTTTTTAAGCTTGGCTTCGTTTTTTAGCCTCCATTTATTTTTTGTAGTCATCAGGGAAATCGTAATTGTAGAAACAGTCGTCATCCGTACCCGGTAGATACATTCCTCCAAAATAAGCCGTGTTCTGTGGTCTGATTACATCAAAGCCAGTGCCAGGGTTCAGATACTTCGGATAGATAGTTGGGTTCTCCTTGAGGAAATCTCTTAATCTTTCAGCATAGTATTCAGCCTTATCTCTGTATCTCTGCTCAATCTGTGTTAATTCTCCTGTTGTGATAGGTGTTGCGTTTTCAGAGTTACGAGAAGCGACTGACTTATTCATGAACTTAAACGTCATCGGAAGCATCGACTCGGTGAGTGAGTAGTATTTCAAACAAGGTGCAATATAACTATCAAGTAAAGTGGTGTTATCGCTTGTTAATGTACCGTTATAAGCCTGATCTTGCAACTCGTCGTATATACCCGAGCCAATCACATCTCTGATGTAAATCTCTTGAGCCTCTTTAATCGCTGCCTTGAGAAGCTTATCGTCTAAGTTCTCGTTGATTGGTGTGTTATCCTTTAAGTAGGTAACGGAAACAAAATATACAAAGTTAGCCATTGATTCTTCTTCTTAATAGTTGTGGTTGCCAAATGTGTCTGCAATAAGGAACGTGAGTGGTTGTGCCTTTAATGGTCATCCATCCGCCCCGTCTTTTCCAAGCTGAATAACCTGGGTCGTTGTACTCTCTTGCAAGTATCACAGAAATTTGGTCGATTTCCTCTCTTGTGTAAACTCGGTTTAAACGTATCATCCTCTGACAAAAGTCACGAGATGTAGGCAACAAATCGCCACCGCTTATTCCTGGTGCCTTTTCATAAGTGTAACGAGTCACAATCTCTGTTCCTACATTTGAATTTTCAAGAGTGGTTGTTCCCTCAGGTGTGATTCTGAAACCATCATCAACAGATTCAATCAAGCCTCTCTGTGCCATATCATCAACCTCTCGCATTATCTCCTCAACAGGCTTCTGAATGTTGTTTGAGAGCGTTTCTAAGGTGATACCCTCGTTACTATACAACCACTGCAAAATCATTGCTTGTAGAGCATCTCCGAACTCCAAGGGAACAGACTCAAAATTGGAAGCATCTTCACCAAACTCAGCAAATACTTTTAAATCTTTGTCATCATCCCATCCAAAAGGATTCTCACAGCTCTCACATTTTACTTGTTCTGACATTGCTGTTGTGGCTGACATTCCTAACTCAATACGAGCCTCATCTCTGTCTATGATGCCTTTCTCAAATAGTTGAACGTAGTCAAGTCCTATCGGTGGCTTGTTCTTAGTTTTAAGCTTTACAGGTGTAATGTATTTGAAGATAGAACTCAAAGCCCTGTCCATCTGATTCTGTCTTGGCTCAATGTAGGAAGTTTGGAACGCTTCAAAGGCTTCTATTAACTCGTTACGCCCTCCAAGTTGCCCCTCTGTTTTTATACCGAAAAGCATCGGAGAAGTAACTCGGTGACTCATTAAAATCTCCTCTTGTACGGTGTTATTTAAAATGTCAAACTGCTTGTCAAAGTCTGAAGGTGCAAGATTGTTAACTACTGAAGGAGTTTCGTTCGGATCGTTGAACTGAATAATGATAGACCCAGCGTTATCTGTTCCGCTAAAGTTGTCTTTAAATCTTCTTATCGTCTGCCTAGCTTCCTCAGGTGATGGAATGCCTTTAAATAATTGTAAAAGCGTCTGAGCAGAAAATCCTGATTTGATTGAGTTAAGATGGAAGTTGGCAATCTCTGTGTCTATCTCGATATATTTAAGAGCTGACTGGTATGGTGCTGTTGGATACTCTCCGCATCCTGCTTTGTACATCTTAAAATAATACACTTGCTTAGATTCTCTCGTATTTGGATTCCAAGGGTAATAATGTTCAGGCTTTACTTTCCTATCACTCCAATCCTCAGCGTATAGATAGTGACCATCTAACGAGTGACGGACATTCTGAAAAGGCAAGTGATAAATCTCAGCTATCTTGGTCTTGGCTTTGTTCCAAATGATTTCAAGAGCGAACCCATCAAACAACTCAAGGTCTTGAGCAATCTTATTTTTAAGGCTGTCAAAGTCCTCATAGGCATTAATTGAATCTAATGCATCGTTTGCTTTTGCAATGTCCTCTGTGTTGTATGCGATTATCTCGGTTTTATCACCGGCTATGAAGTCTGCTTTCTGAGTTACTATTGCTCCGTGCTTTGGTGAGCTATTAAATAGATCAATCAACATTTGAGGATAAGCATTATCCTGCCCATAAGTCAAGAAGCCTTTAGCCTTATTTTCCTTGAAAATGGGTATTTTGCTTTCCGCAAAGTTGATCCTTATGAAGTTATTTTCCATTTGTTTTATCTTTTGCAAATATTGACCCAACCCCAGCGACGATAAACGCCCCTGCCTCAGTAAGTGTTGCCTTATTGAAACCAACAAGTAGCAACGCCCCTACTATCAGTAGGACTCCTAAAGTGGTGGTCTTTGTGTTTTTAAATATTCTCTCAAACATTTTTCAGCCTTTCGTTTTCTTTTTCCAAGTTTTTAACCCTCTCCCTTAGTGTACTAACCTCACCTGTTAATGAGATCACAGTTGCTTGTGCCGTTTGTAACTCTTGTTTTAATCTGTCAACCTCACTGAGTATCTGGTCACGAAAAAGGTTTTGGTCTTTATTTTGGTCTTTATTGTCCTGATGCTTCAACTCTAACTTTTTGGCGTAGTATTGCCATGCTCCTGCTCCTCCAAGAACTCCGACGATTGCTATTAATATACTTGCGATGCTGTCCATACTAAATTGACTTAGATACTCCACGATGTAACTTCTCGTTAAATGTTCGGTATAAATTTATAAATGCCATCAAGGTGACCAATGCCCAACCTAATTGTGAACCCGCCATCATACCAACTAAAGCATAATGAACAACGGTAATCATGGCTAAAATAAAAGCGGCTAAACAAGCGTAGTATCTGCACTTCATATCTTTCATACCTACCGAGTACAACTGAAAGCCTCCGATTAAGACTCCTAAAATCTGCACATCTAACAACCACCCTATTTCAAGGATTGCTAACGGCAAAATAAAGAAGTGTAATGCACCAACGAATAACTCGAACAGATAGGAATCCGAATAGAGCAAAATATCTCTAAGGTTCTTGCCGACTATTCTTAGCCTTTGGATGTTTCGTTGAGTAATGCCAGTAGCCATAATAGGTATTTTTTAAATTTCTTCATGTGGTGTGATTGTGATGTCACTCGGCTCACCCAATACCGCTTCCAATCCTTCAACGTGACGGATGTAATAAAAGCCGTCAGCCTCAGAATAGGAATAGTTTACCCAATAGATGGTCGTATCTCCTGGGCATATGGGATAGCCTTTATAGTCTGCCGCTTGTTGTCTTGCGTTGATTGCTTCTTGTTCTGTGTTAAATGTATATCCTTGCATTAGTATATAGAGTAAAAGTTGTTTATGTTAGTTTCAATGCCAGTACGGTTGGAGGATTGGTCGGAAAGATAAAAAATAACCTCTTGCAAATAACCTATTGAAGTTGAATTTACATCGCTTAATTTCTGATTATTGCCTGAACTACCCGACATTAATTGAAATCCACTACTTGTCTGAATGTTTAATCCACCATTACCAAAACTTGAAACAATCAAAGAACTTCCATTTATTCGCGAATCAAAAGCACCACCACCACCTTGATAGTTTGTATTAAACAATAATTGTCCGCTTGTTGTATTGTCGTAAACTGTAGCTCCGCCATATAATCGAACTGAAATTGTTGATGCAGAATCAACTGCATAACAAAAAACTTTCCGTCGGTCAGTTGCACCTGATTCATCGTTTAAAGCAAATAAATGGTTACTATTACCCGATGATTGTTGATTCATAACTGCAAAAAAATCCAAATCTATATCTCCGCTTACGGGTAAAGTTAAAAGACCCGTGTTTAAATTTTTAGCCCCTAATGTAGTTGTGTAAACTGCGGTTTTTCCCCCTTGAGTTATAACACTTCCACTTGAAACAATCTGTGGTTGTTGACTTGCTGTTGTTTGAGTCGCATCGTATCCATTCCCACTTTGGTCATACCACGTTGTTACGAAGCCATTTGTCCCACTGCAAAAACTTTCAAGGCTTGTAACGTCTAACTCGTTATTTACGAAACCTATATCTTGAGTTGAGTTGTCTGATGCCCTTCTTACCTCAATAGCACTACCCGTATATGCAGTTGTTAATAATCGCAATGAATAAGCAGCAGCCGCATTTGGGTAATCGTCAAGTAAATATAAATATCCAAAATCCTCACTGCCTATCAATCCCAACTGAGTAGGCAACTGTCCAGCGACTAACTTATCGCCAAACAACTTCTCGTTAAATCCTCTGAATATCCCGAAATCAGGCATTTAGTAATCTCCTTTTATTGCGAATATGTTCACCCCGTCAGTTTGTGCTACGGTGATTCCTACCTGTACTTTCTGCCCTGCCTTAAGTTGTAGGTCACTATATGCCGTTACTTGTCGCTGAGATGTTGTTGTCGTTCCTGCCGTTACTGCCTCCATTGCTATCTCATCGTATAACTTTGGATTTGCCCCTGCTGTATCTGTAATGAAAATTAAAACAGCGTGAGCCGTGTTATCTCCTCCAACCTTTGCCCCTATTTGAGTTATTTTAGTGCCGTCTGTGGAAGCCGTTAGTAGGTCGGATAGATTAGCCGTTGTTGCTCCTGTTCTGTCCGTTGTCGCAGCCGTTACCGTTACGATTGCCGTTTCTGGGGTAAGTGCGAATATGGGTGATGTGTTTGCCATTAGTAGTTGTAAAATAAGTATAAGTCACCGCCCGTTGAAGGTGGTATTTCTAAATTTGTTAAATTGCTTCCGTCAACCGCAGGAAGTTTGCTATCTGCATCCAACTGCACGAGTTCAGATGCTCCGTTGAATGTGTTCCCTTGCTTGGTTACGCTTTGAGCTGTAAGAACTGCCTCAACCTTTGCGTCAGTGTAATACTCGTTATTCCCCTCTGTTAGATCATCGGTGGTCTTAGTTGCTAACGATGCATCAAATTTCCCCTCAGTGTAATAAAAGTTAACCGCACCTTCTGAGATGTCATCGGTGTCAAGTGTTACTGCTCCCGTTTGCCCGTTTACGCTCTGGACGTTGCCTTGAGATGCAATCGTAATCGTCTGCAAGTCATCGTCAAAAGTGATGGATGTGTTATCTCCTGCAATCAGGGAAGCCTTAACCTTGCTGTAAACTCTTGTATCCGTGAAATAAAGGTTGGTGCTACCTTCTGAAAGGTCATCAGTGTCGTTTGCTGCAAGTACTCTTTGTCCAATGTTTTCTAAGTTGGTTCGTTTTGTTAAATTCTCTGAATAATCAACCACAACAAAACTATCCTGTACAGGGTCAATAGTTCCGATTGGGTCGAGTTGTGAAATTTTCTGGTTAGCCATAGTAGTTAACGATACGCCCTCCTTGTTCTAAAGTTAAAAAATCACCGCTTTCAGTAAGCAGAAAGAAAGCCGTCAAAGCATCAACATCATATATCTCCTTAGTAAGGTCAACATTACGCTGAAACCCTGTATCTCTCTGAGTAGTGTACAGAGATTTTTCAAGGTCAACGTCATGCTCCTTGCCGATTGGTCGCTGTGTTGTATATATTTTTTTAGGCAATTTCGTAGAATAGTTCGTCGTTTCTCAATGGTATTACCTTCATAATTCCCGTTTCAACTACCTCATCCGCATTATTTGGATTTGTGTTTGTTGGGTCTTCTTGGGCATATACCGTGTAAAGATGCTCACCCACATCAAAAGTGGTTGCATCTGTATCTCCTTCTGTTATCTCAAACGAATTAAACCTACCGGTGTAGGCTGATGTATCCGCTAAGATAAAGTTCTTTATCGTGTCGGTTTGGCGTGACTTCATAGAGAACAAATAAGTCGGGTTAGAAATGGTCGTTTTCTCAGTAAGAGTCAAGTACCATGTAACCGTATCTTGCTTTGTAATCGTGATCATCTATATATAATTAAGATTTTCCGCATTTTGGCGTAAAAAAAAGAGGAGAGCCGAAGCCCTCCCCTATTAGAAACTATGAAAACAAGAAATTAGATACCTAACGTCGTAGCAACAGCAGCCTGTACCAAGTATGGAGATTCAGCCTCAATCGCACTTAATGTGAAATTGTAGCCTTGAACGTCACCCATTGCAGTTCCTGACTCTGAAGTCATTGCAGTGATGTCGCATCCGTACTCAGAACCGGCTAACCAATAGTTGTCGTTGTTGTCCTTCACGATGCAGAATACTCTGTTTTGTGCTAACAACTTCAACTCATTACGCTTTGTTGTTGACAATTTACGCAAACGAGCAACGATATCTGTTTGGTTGAACACTGTTCCGTTCTCTTGTGAAACATTAGTGGTAGTAGTCATACTACCCACGCCCTTCGGAAGCTCATAGGTGTAAGTGCTTCCACTTGCAACTGATCCTGTCGCTGTGATTCCTGTAACTTCTCCGTCAGAGATAGCGAAACCATCCGCAACCCAATCAATCAAATGAATGCTCTTGATTCCACCAACGGCATCCTTGCAGTCAAGTGTAAATCCTTGTGTTAGATTACAAGCCATTGGTTACCTCCTTTAAGCTAAAGTAAATGAAACTAATTGATCTGGGAAGGCGATTTGCACTCCATATTTCATGGTTGCACGGAATCTTACCTCGTCGTTGTCTTCTGAGAACCACATACGGAAAGATTCTTCTTCATTTGCTAAGTCTGTGCCTACAAAGAAGTTAGACAAACGAGCACCGAACATTCTGTTAGTTCCGCTTAGTCCACCTACTCCGATCAACTTCACGTTAGTACCTGGAATCATGATCTCCATTCCTTCCATATCTACTGCGTAGTGGAACAAGTTAGAGTCACGAAGTGCAGTTGTGTACTTCTTGAAAGTGTCGATACCAGCGAAGATTACTAAGTCATCAGCGTCAGCTACGTCAGCAGGTAAAGCGTTGTAAATGTCATCAATCAAACCTTCAATGTTTGAAGTAGTGATGGCAGTTGCAGAACTTGTGTTTCCGTCAATAGTAGAAGCAGAAGCAGCGTCGATGATTTTGTTGAAACCATCAAAACGGTTTGTGTTTGGATTAGTGTTACTTGTTGCAGTGTCACCTTGCCACATTGATACTTCTAACAACTTAGCGATACGAGATGCCTTCTCGTTACCGATTTGCTCCTCAAATGGAACAGCCTCAGGAGAACCTGGTGCGATTTGAGTCTGCATCCACTTAGCTTCTAAAGTCTTAGGGCAAAGAGTTTCTTCAACCTTAATCTTTCCTACTGTGATGTCACGCTGAGAAAAAGTTGTGTTTCCTGAACTCGTAAATCCACAGCCGTCTTGCTGAAAAAATACGTCAGAACTTAAGATGTTCAAAGCCTCAGCAGACTTTACACCTACTTGCACCTGACCAGCCGCTTGTAATACAGCAGCGGTTTTTGAGCCGAATAGACTCTTAACTACTAACTCGGTGCTTTGCTCGTTAGTATAGTCGGTTAAACCAGTTACGTTAAATGCCATGATTTTATTTTTTTAGTGTTTTTGCGATTTTAATAATGTTTGCGAATTGCTCCTCTTTCTTTGACAACTTTGCTGGAGCTTTAGTTGGTTCCTCAGATGGAAGATCAGCAACCTTCTCAACCAAGTCAACAGTTTTACCGAATGCCTCTTTCATGTTTGAAAAAGCACTCTCGTTTGAGTTTAGTTTCTCCTCCAATGCGTTGAGCTTTTCAACGGCATCTTCAAAGCGAGTAACTAAAGAATTGAAAGCCTCAAGTGAAGCAAACTCAGCAGGTGCTTCTTCAGCAGCTACTTCCTCAACTTCTTCGGCTGGTTCTACAATCTCAGTAACAACACCGCCTTCGGTGGTTACGAGCATTCCGCCCTCTACTTCGTGAACGGCATCAGGGGCAGCAACTAAGCCTTCTCCTGTTTGCACAAAGATTTCAGTTCCAACAGCTAACTCACCTTCCCACTCAACGATGGTACCATCTATGAGTGTGGCAGTTGCCATTTCAACTTCTTTCTTTTCTTCTTCACCAAATAGAAGTGAGCGAATTTCGGTCAATACTTCTTTTGAATTCATCTATATATATTTAAGGTTTAAAATAAAGTGGCTCAGTTTTTACCATCCCATTTCTCGACTGCCTTCTTAACAGCGTTGTAAATTGCGTTCAATTGCCTTTCTTCTTCGTTAACATCAAAGTCAAAAAAGCCCTCAACTGAGAAGCCTTTGAACTCTCCATCTTTTACCCTTCCCCAAATGTCATCATCATTCACAATGTAACTCAAAAACCAAGAACCATCAGCAACCTCGTCATAGCCTTTAGGTGGATATTTGCCACGCTCACGATCAACAATGTAAGACTCAAACAATGAAAGCCCTTTTGTTTCCTTTTCGTGGTGGATGTTTACTGAATCGTAAAGGTCAGACTTTGCCCACTTCTTAGCAATTTGGAAGATGGTGTCAGCGTCAAAGTACACATAGTATTCCCCTCTTGCCGCATCGTAGCGATAGATCCTTTTCTCCGCTTCCATTGCCATACCTGTAATGATTCTTTTCTCCTCGTCTTGAATAGCAAAACCAATCTGATGGCTGTGAGCTTTTAAAGGTGTTTCAATGTCTGTGTGTGCTTCCTCTGCTGAACATGGCATCCACTTATCACCCATCTGATGTGATCCTTGACACCCAATCTTCTCAGCATACGCCTCAGCCTCTGCTTTTGTGTTAAACAATGGCAAGTCCTCAGTGATGTATCCAGGTAAGGTTGAAACATCAACATCAAACTTTCTTGCCTTGTTCAATTCCAATTCCTCAAGTTTTCTCTCTGTGTATCTGAGCATTTCATCTCCACCCCATAACAAGAAAGAAATAGTTCCACACGCTTCTGTGTCGCTTGGGTTGTAGTATTCCTTTGCTCTACTCAAATAAGAGTAAGTCCGTTTAATCGTTTCAAGAGATAGGTTTTCTCTACCTACCAACTGCCTTGCTCTGTTTTTTCCGACTAATGTCGCACAATCGTTTCCGACTTTCTCGTTTAGGTTGATTCCACGTTGAGCGTTTTGACTTGCTGCCTTTGGGTAATCATCAAAGAACTTCTCACCTTTCCAATAATTGTAGCAGATAGCGACTGCCTGGTCTTGATCGTATCCTTCACCGGTTACCACTTTAACACATCGGCTGATAAAGTCATTCTCAGACTCTCCGCTTCTTGGTTTCACAAAGTCTTGGTTGAAGTATTGAAAATCTCTCTCAATGGCTGGATTAGTTACAAGGCTAACAAAGTTTACCCCTGTTTCATCCTCATCGTTTATGATTAGTTTGTAAACTGGTAGTTTGTCCATTTATATATAATTAATTTTTTGAGTTTATTGGTTCTATTCTACAACTGAGATTTGACGATTTCGGTTAACTGTGTTCTGTGTTCTTGTGATGTCACCCTCAAGCACAAAAACCCTTCTTTCTGATGTCAATAGCTCCTCACCAAACCTAATACTTGAAGCTTGATATTGATTTGCAGCAGGTGCTTGTCCTCCTGTCGGAGATGCTGATCCTGTTGGTGCTGGTGCTTTTAAAATGCCATAAGCTCTTTTTGCGTTGGTCAAAATATTAGTTGCTAAAACTAAATATTTACCAATACCAGCAAGTCCACCCGTTGCAATATTATCAGGTGTCGGGCTTTGCGTATTTGCCAATGCTGAAGATAAAGCTCGTGCTGTGTCTGCCCCAATAGCAGCAAGTGCAACAGCTTTCCCTAATTTACTTTGTTCTCCAGCAAGTGATACAATAGCATTAGCTAAATCTTGAGATTGACTAAACAGTTCTTGCTCTAAATCTGCTTTTGCTTGTGCGGATCGTTTTTCCTCCTCGTCTGCTTCTTTTTTCTTGTTTGCTACATACTGAGCATTTGCAGCTGCCATTTCCGCTTTTTGAACTTCGTATTCAAGCCATGCTTGAAATGCTTCTTCGTTGTCTTCAGCTTCTTTTCTTCTTTGTTCTTCTACATATTTAGCATTTGCTTGTTGAGCTTGGTTTTTCTTTAGTTCATTTGCTAACCAATCTTGAAATTCTTTATCTCTCTCACGTTGAGCGTCTTCATTATCTTTTTTTGTTTGTTCTTTCTGCCTTTTCCTTTCTTCTTTCTCTATTTGCTCAAGTTCTTTTTGAAGCTTTTTTTGTTGGGCAGTTATTTCTACACCTGCTAAAACATTTGCATCTATTTGTTCTTGTAAGGCTGCTTTTTCCTCCTCCGTTTCTTGGTATCTTCTTTGCTCATTCAGTCTTGTGTTTTCCTCATTCCATTCTTGATAAGCCTTTTGTAACTCATCAAGATTTCTTTGAATAGTTTCTTTTCTCGTTTCATCTAACTGAGCTATTTCATTATATAAATCCTTTAAAGTGTTATTGTATTTTTCTTGAGCTTCTGATGCTTTTCGAGTCGTTTCCGCAACATCATCAAAACTTTCTTGTAAACTATAAACTAAAGAAGTTATCGCCCCAAGTGCCAACCCTACTAATGACTTTTCTAAAGTGGTTAAAGCTGCAAACCATTTCCTTGTAGCACTTACTGCACTTAATATAGCTGGTGTAAATTCTTTGATATCTCTTAATCCTTGAGAGAATACCATTGCCCCCTGCACCTTGATTAATATTTTTTCAAGTTCTTCTGATTCTGTGCCAAATAAAGCTGCCGCTCCTGCTGCTACTTCAAAACCAGCCGCTACACCTTGTGCAGCTCTAAACATTTGATCAACTCCACCTCTTGCACCATCAATAGCAAAATCAAGCTCCTCCATCTGTTGCTTGTATCTTCCAGCAACCTTGATGGCTTCCTGTGTACGCTTGTCATTGATTCCAAATTGCTGGGCGAGTTTTTCAGCTTCAAGTTGCGTCTTGCTTACCGCATCGCCTAAATCTTCGTATGCGTTTGCTGCTTGTTTTACCGTTGACGTTCCGTTTACGTCAATATCTATGTTTACCGCTTCGTTTATTGCCATTTTAGTGTCCGTGAGTTAAAATCCAGTATTGAGTGCCGTCGCTAACAACCTGATCATATCCGTTTTTAGCGTTTGATGTGTGAGATGTTGCATCGTCTATTAAAATAGATCCATCCCCTGCATTGATTGTGATTGAGTTTGTAGATTGTGTTTTCTTTATTACATACATCTTCCCACTGTTGTTAGTTGGATCAGGTAGAGTAACCGTGATGTTTCCGCTTGTCGTATCACATAGGATCAACCAATCGTCATAAGTTGGCGTATATGGTGAATCTGTGTTTGTTATACTGACAACCTTACCACTTCCCAGCCATGTTCCAAGTACCGGTTGGTTTTCTACATATACCCTATCAGTAAAAGGGATGTCGTAATCTGTGCAACGTATAGCAGTGACGTTTGAAAAGTTCCCATCAAGTCTGGTTTCAGTTGAACCAAGCAAACTGTTGTAATGTCCTGCAATCGTGTTAAAATCTCCTAATACTATATTGTCTGTACTATCTCCTTGATTCTGTCCACTACCTAATCCATTTGCTCCTCTTGATGTCAATAATGAACTTGAGCCATTGTTTGGGAATCTATCGTTGCCAAATCCGTTTTCAGTATCTTGACCACCTAATCCAACAGCTGATTTTCTCGCTGTGCTTGTGTCGTAGAATTGAGAAAGTAAAAACTCGCAATCATAAACATCCTGAGTTAGTGGGTTGTAGTTGCTTACCTTGTTAAGTTTCCAATATTGATGCTCAAAGAAATAAAGCCTATCAAAAGTAAAGTTCAACCAATCGCTTGGAGTTATTCTAAATTTACCTTTAAATATTTTACTGTTCTTGTCTGTGACCTCTTTAAGATATTTGAACCAATACACATTCACAAGGTTCTGATTGCTGTATTGATCACCTAACAATCCAACTTCACGGGGCATTCCAAAGTTCAAATCAAACTGCATATTGGAAAAGTCATCAACGTGAGTAATCAGTGGGTAATAGATTACATTGGTCGTGCTTGGCTTTGTATAGTCATAGAAATAATAAGCAGACGTTTCACGAAGTCCTCCATAGTAAAGGATTCTGAGATTGGTATTTTTACCTTCTTGACTTGTAAAGGTAGAATAACGCCTGTTTACTCCTTGCTTTTCTCCATTTGTTATAAGAGTAGGAGCAAAGCTTACTTCTATTTTCTTTTCTTTCCTTACAAAGTCATTATCAACCCTTACAACTCTTTGTCCGTATGTTTGAGCAAATTTCTCCTTGTACTGCTTGTTTTCTAAATCATCCCCATCCTTGTACTTAAATAGGTAAGGATTATGATCAAGCTCTCCCATTGGAGTTATTTCATAGGGCTGTGATTTGTCTAATTTAGTTGATAGGTCTAAGGTGTTATTGTTAATGAAGTCATCCCTGGTTACTATCCTCAGCGTTCGTGGTGCTGCGTCTTGCTCAATGTAGAGATTAAACATTTTGACGAAGTTCAAGAGGAACTCCTTTTGCGTCATCTCGTCATTGAAGAAAAATCCAAAGTCAACCGTTTCGTTATATGCTAAACTCGTAGCTTGTACCGCATTGTAAAATTTAGTATCTGCGAGAATATCAATACTTGTTAAATATGTAATACCTGCCCATGCTCTCCAAAACTGAACAAAAACCTGATCCCCTTGTTCTAAGTCATATACACCTCCAAAGACTTCATCAAAGGTTATAGTAGTAGGATTTACAGAACTTGCGTAGACTGTCTGTTGGTATGTTCTACCTGCCGCTCTAATGTTAAAAACCGCACTGCCTAAAGTGTTGTTTGTGAATGAACCCGTGATCTCAGCTTTAAGGTGAACGTAAAAAGCGTAACGCCCCGAAGCAGGAGCAACAAACCATCCGTTTACAGGATCGTAATTATTATTAGGGTCAAAGTTTGGAGATGTACTATCGTCATCAAATAATAAACGCTGCCCTTGTGTTCTTGTAACTCCACTACTAAAAGATGCTTGGAAAGTTCTACCCGTAGCGGATGACTCCTCAATATTTAAAGCATCGTTGTTATATGGAACAACTAACCTTTTGAATCTGTCAGAATTAAAGAAAGAATCAGTAGTATAGGCGTATCCCTTATTTGCAAAAATCTTATCTACTATGGTCTTAGCGTACAAGCAAGGTGTGTGATCTTCTGCCGCCCAATCAGTTAAATCATTGTTGTTGGTTTTTCTCTTTGGTAGGAATTGCCCATAAACATAGCCATTTCCATACTCAAACGTCACAGGTGAACTATTTACATAGATTTGGTTATCCCATGAATCTTTGATATTAACAATGTTCAGAGTGTGGTTGTACTCGCTGAAATCCAAGTTTGCTAACTTCTCACTTTCTATATCTGTGAAAAGGTTTGCAGCTTCTCCGTGGATCGTTGCTTTATACTCAATATCGTCGTTGTTAGTGACGTTTATAGAAGCCAAACGAATAAAACCGCTTATCTGTGTTGTTCCATCTACTAAGACAGTGCAACTTGCTTTTAAGTTAGGGTTAAAGTCTGGGCTGAATTGATCAGTACCTTGTATGAAATTGGATATCTCAAATAGATTTCCAAATAGTTTATTATTAGATGCAGTTCCTGCAATGGTTACAGTAGTAGACCAATCCGCACTACGTTTCTCAGGTTCCCTAACATCAGCGATTGACCTATTTAACTGAATGCTAAAATCATCGGTTAATTCAAGCTGTTGACCTTCAACAATTACTTCTATCATATACGTTGGCTCTTGTCTGCAAATGTATGTTCTACCTCAAGCGTTAAATTAAAGACCTTGTCATTAACGTGATACCTTTGCTCATATTCGCTTGTTGCTATATTTATGGCTTTGAGAGAGCCGTCATACATCCAAACTCTCGGACTCATTATTAATTCCCTGAGCCAAACGGCTTCCACCTCACTTATAAGATTAGAATTTAAGGTCGTTCGCTGAACGCTATCTGTGTAGAAATCTGTTTTGTTGTGGCTTTGGTTGTCGTAGGTGTATGTAATAGCACTATTATCCAAAGTATAAGGGTTAGCCCGATAGCTCTTGCGATTTATGCTAAAATTATCACGCCTTATCATATTGAATCTAAACGACTCAACCCCTCCCAAGCGATTTAAAAAGAATAAATCAACTGTTTCGTATTTGGAACAGCGATCGTCTAAGTTTATCGTGAACGAAGAACCAACCGAACCACTCGATGAATCCCTCGGCTCAATCGTGTAGCTCGTAACTCCAGTCGGTATACCGCCCGGTATATTCGCCCCAATAGGGAAACGAACGATGTCAGAAGTGGGCGAAGTGATAGTAGTGCTACCACCCCCAGAAAAATCAACATATAGATGATCGAGATCACCATTGTTGAGAGCATAGAGCCAATCTTTTTGATCATTATATATTTTTTTACTTGTTCTATTAGTTAGGAATTTGGCGGAACTACCTGCCCCCATTAAATAATCATCTTCATCGTAATTGATGAAATCCTCAGGTGAGAGTGCCGCATTCCAAATCTTTTTACCAGTTAGTGAAACGTCACCGGTTGAAAGAATAGGAACATCTGTCGCTCCTGTGGCGTACTCGTAACCAAAGTCAATGTTGTATTCAAAGATAGAGTTAGGACATCCTGACGCTGCTGAATCGGTATAATTCCAATCGTGTGAAACGTAGCCTTCTATAACTTTTGAAATGTTAAATACGCCTTTATTAGTTGACCCATAATGAATAGGCACTTTCAGCATATTAATCACGACATTAGAACTGTCCTTTACTCTTGTATTGAATTTGTAGTTATAACCGTTATACTTTGAAGAATCTCCTTCGGTGGAGATAAAGATATTATCATTATAAGCAGGAAGGTAAGTTGTTCCTGTTGGTTGATGTTTTACCGTGATAGCCATCTATATATAATTAAGGAATCGCACGAAGTGGCTGAATTAAAGCAGTTCAGACAGACAAGCACAGACGTAAGTTTCAAAACCTTGTGCCGCTGCACTCTCTAAACGCTTGTGCCTCTGTTTGCTTATCGTGGTGTGAAATGCAAGGGTATTCAAGAACTCAGTTAACGGCATCTCAAGTATTGCGTCCCACTCTTGCCGTCTACCACCTGCTAATCGGTCAACGAGTCCGAGCCATCCGAAAACATCTCCTTTGCTTTCTTCACCTCCCCCTTCAAATAAGTTAGGGTAGTTTTTAATAATTTCGGATAGAGAGCCGAAAAAAAAAGCGAGTATTTGTAGAATTGTGGTGCAGGTAAATCCTTGAAATTCTCAACCTTCCACTGATAGTCATCCTCTATTTTTCGCCCAAAGATGTTCACTCGGTATGATAAACAAGCAATGATTTTATGCAATGCTTCTATCTTGTCGCTATCGCCTAACTCTTGCAACTCAATAAAGTGATGTGCCTCCATTGACTTCGCATTTTTGACGAGCTTAAATCTTTTCCCCTTGTGTTTGAATGTCCACTTCAATCGGTGCTTTGGTTCTTGCTCTAAAAACGACAAGTCAATTTTCCTCAAGTCGTTTAGTGTCCACTTCTCAACTTCCTCGTATGGCAGCCCTTTAATTATCGCCACCGTGTGAGCTGTTTTCTCAATAGGGTTTAGGTCATCAGGAAGCTCTCCAATCTCTTGGAGCATTCCGATTGTAATATCTTTCCATTTAAGCATAGTAAAATAGTCCTGGTTTGTTGTGTTGTTTGCAATCATTGGCAAGAGCTAAAGACATAACACAATCATCATGTAGTCCTTGTGGTGCTGTGTATCTTACGCCTGTTCTTGTGTATTCAAATTCAAAGTTACGCATTTCATCCGCAATCACTCCCTCAGGGAATTTAACTTGCTGCCCTTGTACTGCTACGACTAACCCCTCAATAAGTTGCTGCTTTGATTGGCTTGTAAATTTAAAGCCTTTGATTCTTGGGTGCTGCCTTTGTAGTTGCTCCACGATAGGATCACCAACGCCCGTGCTATCCACAAAAGCAGGTGTATTCCCTATGGTTGCCGTTATCTTCTGAAGTGTCTGTGACCAGTCAGCTTGAAATCTATCAAAGTGAACGACCTCGCCCTTTTCGTTCAGTCCTATGATAACTGTCCAGTCTGTGTACTTGGCTAAGTCAATTCCGTAAGCCGTGGGTGTGCCGGTACTCTGTTGGATACAAGCGTCAATGTTCTCATGTCCAAATGGGTTGGAATTATCGTCAGCAGGTTCAGCCAAATATAGCTCACGAAATACATACTCAGGAAGATCACGTTTAGCTTGTTCTATCTCCTCTCGTTCAATGATGCCTTCATCTGCTGCATCGTAAGCCGTGATTTTGAAATACTCCATGTTAGGATCACCAGACTTTGCCCTCTCTCCTAACTTATAAAACCAGTTCTTTTTCCCCTTGACGTTTCCAATGAGTTTGCATTTCCCTTGTGTTGCCGTTAGGGTTGAACGTAGAGCGAACCATGAATCCTCTCTTGCTCTTGATGCCTCATCAAAGACTGCTGAGTACACATCGTCACCGTAAAGGTTGTCAGGTTTCTCTGCCGATTTAAACTCAATCCTTGAGCCTACTGGTGTTATCAGTGTTAATTTGCTCTCGTTGGATACAAAGAAGTTTTTCTCTGTGACCTGTGCCTTCATCCTTCTGAATGCTATCTCCGCTTGTTGATACACAGGAGCAACCCACCACACCGATTGATTCTCTTTTAAACTAAGCGACTGCTCAAACAACCAAATGATATGACTTGCCGTTTTCCCCGTCTTTGTAGATGCAGCCGTTATTGTGTAACGTGCCTCACTATCTAAGATGGCTTTTTGGTAAGTGGTTAACTTTGGTCTTGAGTAGTTTATTTGCATTTTTAACCCCTTATTTACGTGTTAAAAAAAACCGATTTTGTTTCACGATGTAACACTCCTTAGAAGGTCTACACGCTTTTTGTTGATCATATCAAGGTTGTGATGTTGGTTGCAATACTGGTAATTAATCTCCCCTACCTCTTTGACTTTGTCAGACTTGATTAGCTTTCCAATCTCTGACCAATCGTTATTCTTGACAAAGAAACATCCGAGGTTATCTCGGTGGTTCGTGTATGGCTCAACTGCACTTACAAAAATAGGCAACTTGTAGGCTGCTGCTTCTAAGATTTTCAGCTCTGACTTGTAACGGTTGAACTGTGTTTTTTGAAGTGGTGCCAAACAGATAT